TATGATTGCTGCAAAAAAGATGCAAAAGAAAATCCATGACCAGCTAGAAGAATCAGGTGCTACTAAACATCTGCGCAATGCTGCATTTGAAATGGCACTTTTTGGTACTGGTGTAATGAAAGGTCCTTTTGCCGTAGACAAAGAATATCCTAATTGGGATGAAGACGGTAACTATGATCCGCTGTTTAAAACAATCCCCCAAGTAAATCACGTATCTGTTTGGAACTTCTACCCAGACCCAGATGCAAACAACATGGATGAAGCACAGTTTGTGATTGAGCGTCACAAGATGTCACGGACGCAATTACGTAATTTGAAGAAGCGTCCATACTTCCGTGGTGAAGTTATTAATGAAGTAATTGGCATGGGCGAAAACTATGTTAAAAAGTACTGGGAAGATGACTTGTCTGACTATGCACCAGAGCATGGTGTAGATCGTTTTGAGGTACTTGAGTATTGGGGCATGGTTGATGTTGAGTTGCTCGAAGAGCAGAACATTGACATTCCAAAAGAACTACGTGACTTTGACGAACTACAAGCTAACGTATGGATTTGTAACGGACGTTTGTTGCGCATGGTGCTTAATCCATTTAAGCCATCTAAAATCCCATACTCTGCTTCTCCATATGAGTTAAACCCATACTCATTCTTTGGTGTTGGTATCGCAGAAAACATGGACGATACGCAGACATTAATGAATGGCTTTATGCGTATGGCTGTTGATAACGCCGTACTGTCAGGTAACTTGATTGTTGAAGTAGATGAAACAAACCTAGTGCCGGGGCAAGACTTATCACTGTATCCGGGCAAGGTGTTCCGCAGACAAGGTGGCGCACCGGGTCAAGCTATCTTCGGTACTAAGTTCCCTAACGTATCACAAGAAAACATGATGTTGTTTGACAAGGCACGTGTGTTGGCAGATGAAAGCACAGGCTTCCCATCATTTGCACATGGACAGACAGGTGTGTCTGGTGTAGGCCGTACTGCTAGTGGTATCTCAATGCTTATGGGTGCTGCGCAGGGTAGCACTAAAACAATCATTAAAAATGTAGACGACTATTTATTACGTCCACTTGGTGAAGGCTTCTTCCGCTTTAATATGCAGTTTGACTTTGATCCTGAGATCAAGGGCGACTTGGAAGTTAAGGCACGTGGTACGGAAAGCCTAATGGCTAACGAAGTGCGTAGCCAGCGTTTGATGCAGTTCTTGCAGATTGCAAGTAATCCTGCACTCGCACCCTTTGCTAAGTTCCAGTATGTAATTCGTGAGATTGCAAAGTCTATGGAACTAGACCCCGACAAAGTTACCAACAATATGGACGAAGCTGCACTGCAAGCAGAGATCATGAAGGGCTTCCAGCAGCCAATGCAACCAGAGCAAGGTGGAATGACACCACCGCCGGGTGCTAATGCTATGGACCCAACAGGTGCAGGTGGTGGCAATATAGGTACTGGACAGGTTCCTGTACCGGGTGAACAAGGATTTAGTGCGAATGGACAAGGAAATACTCAGCAAGCTGAAGCCGCTGGTGGGCAACAACCGCCAATGGGTCCACTTCAGTAATTACTTAGATGTGTTAATTGAGCAACATCATAAAACACTGGAACAGTCTGAAAACAAAATAACATTACATAAGGCACAAGGTGCAATAGAAACATTGCGTAAGATTAAACGGTTACGTGAGGACGTATCAAAAGCTGAAGGATAATACTATGGCAAAACGTATGGCAGAACAAATGGAACTCTTTGAGCCTGTAGAACGTGGGTTTGATGAAGGTGGCCTCATGGAAGAAGGTGGTATGGTTGACGAGGTGTCTGGCAACGATGTACCGCCGGGATCACTGCGTACTGAAGTGCGTGATGACATTCCTGCTCAACTTAGCGAAGGTGAATTTGTTTTTCCTGCAGACGTAGTGCGTTATATTGGCCTTGAGAACTTGATGCGTATGCGTCAAGAAGCAAAGCAGGGCTTGGCACAGATGGAAGCTATGGGTCAGATGGGCAATAGTGAAGAAGCCACTATAGAAGATAATTTACCTTTTGACATGTATGACCTTGACGTAGATGATGAAGACGAGTATAATAATATGGCTGTAGGTGGTATGCCTATGCCAGAACAATCTCAAGCAACAAAAGACCCTAGAATACAATCTGGTTATGTTACATATCAAGGTCAACGTGCGCATATAGGTGATTTATCGACTATACCAGAAAGTATGAAAGATGAAGTGGAGATTGAGTATACATGAAAAAAGGTAATAACATAAACTCACAAACCACACAAGCCTTTCAATTAGGTGGAACTGTTCAGCTGCCCGGTTTTACAGGTACGCAAATTACCCAACCGACTACTCCAACTACAGGTTATAGACCTTATGTAGAACCTGTACAAGCTGCTTCTAGTCAGTTTGTTCCTCAGTTTACCGGTGTGCAGTATACTACAGCCACGGGAACAACCAATATTCCTACTTTCGCTGAAACTGTAGGTAGAAATCCCGGTCAGTATGATGAACTTAGAACATATGTAAATGATGCGGGGCAGACACTACGGATACCTTTTAAAAACGGTCAGCCTATTTATCCTATTCCATATGGCTATAAATACCAAGCAGAAGAAGCTGTAACACCAACAGATACAGCTACAGTGCCTACAACGGCAGTTGAACAAGGTGATGGAAGCGGTGATAATGGTGGTCTAGGTGTATCCGGTGCTGTTCAAGGACCAGCAGGCGGTCCAACTGGAGTTGCAGGTTTAACATCTGCTTTTAGTGGTTTAGGTTCTTATCTCAGTGGACAACCTGCAGAAGCGCAACCTTATGGCAGCACTACTCTGAGCAGTTTAAATGCGATGGGTATGGTTTCTCGTGATGCAAAAGGAAATGTTATAGGGCCAGCCGTCACAGATTTTTCAAATAATATTGCCGGGGTAAAAGATGCCTTTGGCGTTTACGGAAGTGAACCTATAAATTTAAGTACCGCTTTAAGTGTTATGGCAGGAAATATTCCGGGTGCATTGGCATCAGTAAGAAGCAGAGATAGCGGTGTAGGAATGTTTGGTCAAGCAGCACCAGCAGGGTTTGGAGCATTTTCTACTTCTCAATTAGAAGATTACGCAAGCGGCAAATTAAATCCAGCAGATGCCGCATTAGTGGGAATTGCTATGGACAAAAACCAAGCATTTGCACGTGCGCAAGTTCAAAGAGCAATCGGTACTCCAATAACAGGTTTAATGGGATATAAACCCGGTTCTATTAGCCCAATAACTGGAACTCCTGTCAATCAATACGGACAAGTAGTTAATTTTACAGGTAGCACTACTGGAGTAGATCCCGGATTTTCTAGTATGGGTGACTGGATTGACGCAATGAAAGCGGGTATGAAATCTGGATATTATGGTGGGTTTAAAAATAAAGCAGAAGTTGCTATGATGACAGATAAACAAAGAGCCTTATATGCCGCTTATGCTACAGAACGTGGTGCTAATCCTAATGGACAAAATGCAGGTGCTGGTAAAGCTGCGGAAATTGGTTTGGGTCAAGAGGGTGGCCCAGTTGGTGCGACACCGGGTGGTACAGCAAAAGGTACACCGGGACCAACCTCAGGTCGTGCAGATTACAGTGGTGGTTATCAAGGATTTGATGAAGCAGAAATGTCTGATATGGCTGAAGCGGAAGCACAAGAAGCAGATGAGGCATCAGGCGGCGGCGGCGGTTATGGTTCAGATAGCGGCGGTGTTGGCGGCGCAGGGGACATGGGCGTTATCTGTTTAACTGAAGACATGAAAGTCAAACGCAATGGTGTTATTGACTTTGTAACTAACGTAAAAGTTGGCGACATTGTAGACAACACATTGGTCACGGAAGTACTACACAAGCATATGCGTGAAGGTTACTATGTAGTCAACGGCGAATTGAAGATTACCAATGACCACCCTGTACTTGCCAATGGTTCATGGAAACGCACAGAAGACTTGGTACTTGGTGACTACATCAATAGTGTAGAAGTAACGTCACTTGAATACGTAGAACAAATAACACCAACAGTTTATATTGGTACTGCAGATGATCGCTACGATGTATACACTGAAGGTGAAGTCTATACAGTACACGGTCAATATAAAAATGGCGTAAGGAAAGCTGCGTAAGAGGCTTAATTAAATCTTACAATCAGTTGGCCTACCCATCCCCCACCCCCGACAGGTGTGGCTACGTTGGCCCCAACAAAAGGAAATACAAACATGAACGATACAATTATGGCTGAAGAAATGCAGTCACCAAAGAAAGTTGCGTTTGCGAATCGTAAATACACTAATGAAGAAAAACGCAAGATGGAAGAAGAAGAATTAGAACAGTTGATGAAGGAACAAAAAGGTGAAGTAGAACAAGAAGCTGCTGAACCACAAGAAGCTGAACCTACAAACGCAGAAGAAAAAACATTTAAAAAGCGTTACTCTGACCTGCGCAGGCATCAACAGCAACAAGCTGATGAGTTTAAAAAGGAAATTGAGGCATTAAAATCTCAACTAAGTCAGGCAGCACAGAAAGAAATGAAACTGCCTAAGTCTGACGAAGACATTGAACAGTGGGCGGCAGACTACCCAGATGTAGCAGCCATTGTTGAAACAATTGCAATGAAGAAAGCACGTGAACAAGCTACTGCGCTTGAAGAACGCTTTAAAGCAGTTGATGAGATGCAGTACAGTGCCAAGAAAGAAAAAGCTGAAGCTGAACTAATGCGACTGCATCCTGACTTTGATGAGATTCGTGACAGTGATGACTTCCACAATTGGGCAGATGATCAACCTAAGTGGGTACAAGATGCACTGTATGACAATGACAATGATGCACGTTCCGCTGCTAGAGCAATTGATTTGTATAAGGCTGACATGGGTATTGCTAAAAGCAAACCTGCTAAAGATAAAGATGCAGCTAAGTCAGTATCTACAAAGAACTCAAGAAGTAGGCCACAAGACGATGAGTCTTCAACTTACTTAAAGGAATCACAAGTACAAAAGATGTCACCTCAACAGTATGAGAAGATGTCTGACGAGATCATGGAAGCTATCCGTAGTGGTAAGTTTATCTATGATGTATCTGGCTCCGCTAGATAATATATAAAAAAGTGTTGACAAATAGTTATTTTTACGTATAACTATAGTCAGATTAGTGTAACTGTATTGCGCAATATGGTTACACGACAATTCGCAAACAGCAAAGTCTTACGGATTACCTGAAGAACATGGCCCGTTGAATAGTAGGGCGGCCACCTTACTAAAATACGCACCCAAGTGAATCAGCCTCTGATTAGTCTTGTGAGTTTGTATCTGTGAAATGCTATAAAATTAGGAGAAAATATCATGGCTTTTACTACCGCAGCCGGGTATGGTAACCTTCCTAACGGCAATTTTAGCCCAGTAATTTACAGCAAACAGGTGCAGCTTGCGTTCCGCAAGTCAGCTGTTGCTGAAGCTATCTCAAATTCCGACTACTTCGGTGAGATTGCTAACATGGGCGATTCCGTGAAGATTATCAAGGAACCCGAAATCACAGTCAAGGCTTACGCCCGTGGTACAACCATCACGCCGCAAGACATTGACGATGAAGACTTCAACCTGACCATCGACAAAGCTAACTACTTTGCGTTCAAGGTTGATGACATTGAAGAGGCACACTCACACGTTAACTTCCAGTCACTGGCAAGTGATCGTGCGGCGTATCGCCTTTCTGACCAGTTTGACCAAGATGTTCTTGGCTACTTGTCAGGTTACACTCAGTCTGCTTTACATGCAAATGCTGATACAGTAAACACAACTGTTAATGGTTCTGTAGCTGTTTCAACTGCTGGTACAGACGAACTGCTTGCCAGCATGAAGCTGGACGCAACTGACTTTGCTGGCACAGGTGTTGCTGGTCAGTCAATCTCAATCCTGCCACGTACAGGTGCAGGTGCCGTTCCAACTGGTAACGGTGAAGCCAACCCACTTCAAATCGTTGCTCGTATGTCACGTCTGCTAGACCAGCAGAATGTAGACACACAAGGACGTTGGTTGGTTGTTGATCCTGTATTCATGGAAGTACTGAAAGATGAAGATTCACGTCTTCTGGATGCAGACTTCGGTGGTTCAGGTCTGCAGAATGGTCTGGTGTTGAACAGCTTGCACGGCTTCCGTGTATACGTTTCAAACAACCTGCCATCAATTGGTACTGGTGCTTCAACAACTGGTGGCATGAACGCTGATAACTTTGGCGTAATTGTTGCTGGTCATGATTCAGCTGTTGCTACTGCAGAGCAGATCAACAAGACTGAAACTTACCGTGACCCTGACAGCTTTGCTGACATTGTTCGTGGTATGCATTTGTATGGTCGCAAGATTCTTCGTCCTGAAGGTCTTGTTAACGCCATCTACAACTTGGCTTAAGGGGGGATTAAGACATGCCTAACATTACCGCACTTCTTCATCCCGCTTCAGGGAACTCACAGCGTGGACGTAACCCGTACTACGTTGATGTGACAATTGACCTGACCACAAATAGCATTGCTCCCGGCGATACTATTCAGGCAATTACCGTACCTGCTAACACTCTGATTATGGGTGCTGGCTTCCAAGTTGTTGAATCTGCTACCATGAATACAGGTACAGATGCTACTGCTGCTCTTGGCTTCACTGCTGGTGACGTTGACGAGTTTGCTGTAGCACTCGACATTGACGGTGCATCAGACGGAGATTACGCTCCACAGGTTGCAATTGATGGACTAGCACCATCTACAACTGCTGACACAATTGACTTTGTATTGGCAGGTAGTGGTGCATCATTTACGGCTGGTAAGCTACGTGCTTACGCCATTATGATGGACATCAGCGATCAGGGTGATACGACTGCTAACGAAGTAGACCGTGACACTCTTGCTTAACTAATGTGTTGGGGGCAGGGCAACTTGCCCCCGCACTTCTATGAGATTTAATAAAGGACGCACAAATCATGGCAATCACAACTGCAATGTGTAACAGCTTTAAGACAGAACTTCTTGGCGGTGTCCATGATTTGGATACCGATTCTTTGAAGCTTGCTTTAATTAAAGCATCACCATCTGGCACTTATAATGCCAGCACAACTAATTATTCTGATGTAACTGGTAACTCTGATGAGGCATCAGGTACAAACTATTCCGCTGGCGGTCAAGTACTTGACGGTGCTGCTATTTCTTTATCCGGTTCAACAGCGATTGTTGACTTTACAGACGAAGTATTTGCTGACGTTACCGTGTCTGCTGACGGTTGTATTATTTACAACGCAGGACAAGCTAACAAGGCAATTGCTGTTATTGACTTCGGTGGCACAGTAAGTGCTACTGCTGGTGACTTGACTATTGAATTTCCTGCTGCTGATGCGAGTAATGCCGTTATTCGGATAGCCTAACATGTCTTTCTACGACTCCGCAGATGCTATCTATGGAGTTGCCCAATATGGAGCAGCTTCTTACGGAGTTGTAGCACCGAATGTTGCTTTAACAGGAGTAAGTGCTACAGGGTCTATTGAACCAGTAGCTACGACAGGATTTGAAATTGACCTGTCAGAAAAGCTAAATAGTGTATCTGCAGTATCTACTGTAAATTCTGTAACAGTTAATATAGTCGAAACACTAGCTTCTGTATCTGCTTTGGGTTCTATTGGAACTGTAAGCATAAGCAATACTGTAACGCTATCTGGTGTTGAAGCAACAGGCACAGTTAATAGTGTAGAAGAAAAGCCTACAGAACTACTTAATAGTGTTTCAGCTACAGGTTCAATAGGAACACTATCTGTAAACTTAGCGGTTCCGATTACAGGTGTTCAGGCAACTGGTTCGGTAAACACTGTAGAAGAAAAACCAACAGAGGTTTTGAACAGCGTTAGTGCCACTGGTTCGATTGGTACAGTTCAACCTAACATAGATGAAAAGCCTAGCGGCGTATCTGCAACAGGTTCTATTGGTACACCACAACCTATAGTTAGTTTTTCAATTAGCCTCACAGGTGTATCTGCTACCGCTTCGTTTGGAGGCGCAGAGGCAAAAACAACAGAACCTGTATCTGGTGTAAGTGCTACTGGCTTTGTTGGAACATTAACCTTATATACCACTGCAGGTATTACAGGTGTACAAGGCACAACAGCACTAGGAACAATTACAAAGACTGCTGTAATATTTAACTTTCAAGCTGTGGCAAATCAATACAGTCGTGTTAGAACAATTAAAATACCACGAGCAGCGTAATGACTACAGTAGCAGAAAGAACAATAGACATACCGTTTGAAAGTAGGAAAGTGTATATTCCTCGTGGTACAACTTCAGATGACAGAACGGTACTGATTAAGTTTGAAAGCAGAACTGTTTATATAGAAAGACAATCTACATCTGCTGAACGTACTGTGATGGTAACGGAGTTATACTAAATGTCGTATCGCTGGCCTATTAAAGATAAAGATGAAACACTGGACTACAGCGTAGACTGGTCACGATTTCTTGATACTGCAACAATTAGTTCTGTTGAATGGCATGTGCAAACAGACAGCATAGGTAAAACACTCCTTGCATCTGGTCAAGACTTAACTACAGCTTCAAGTGGTGCAGTTACTGACAGTATTCAAAATGTTTCTCAATCAAAAACAACTACTGTAGCCACTATTAATATTGGTAGCGGTGTAAACAATAGGGAATATACATTTACATGTCGCATGACAGATAGCACAGGCAGTACAGCAGAGCGTACCATTAAGCTACGTATTAGAGAGAAGTAAAACATATGGCGTATGATTTTCTTGGCCTAGTAAATGATATTAACAGACGTTTGAACGAAGTTGAACTTACTTCTGCAAACTTTACTACTGCCGCAGGTTTTTATGGGCAGGCAAAAGATGCTGTTAATGCTTCTATACGATATATTAATCAGTCACAATATGAATGGCCTTATAACCACGTAGAACAAGAAGATACTTTATCTATTGGTGTATCACGCTATCCTTTTCCTACGGACTGTAAAGTAATTGATTTTGACACATTTAGAATTAAAGAAGATACTACACTAGGTAATAACACTGTAAAATTACCTATTTTATCTTATGAAGAATACCTTGACAAGTTTGTAGATCAGGAGTATAATAGTGCTTCAACATCTGTAGGACAAGGTGTTCCTCAATTTGTATCACAAGCACCATCACTTGAGTACATCGTAACTCCTGCACCTAACAATGCTTATAAACTTGTATATGAATATTACCGTATTCCAGTTGATTTAGCATTGTATGATGATGTACCGGGTATTCCTGAACGGTTTAGACATATTATTGTAGACGGTGCAATGCACTATGCTTATCTTTTCCGTGGTAATTCACAAGATGCTTTAATAGCTAAAGAAAAGTTTGAAGAAGGTATTTCACATATGAAGTCTATGTTAATCAATCGCTATACTTATGTGCGTTCTTACCTCATTCAGCAAAACACTGGTGGCGGTGGTAGAACAGGATACTCAAGGCTTCCGTTGTAATGGACAAATGGCAAACTTATCCTGTAGAATTTCGTGGTGGCCTAGTAACAAATTTAAGTCCTTTACAACAGGGCATAAACGCACCCGGTTCTGCTCGTATCCTTCGTAACTTTGAACCATCCGTTGAGGGTGGTTACAGGCGCATTGAAGGCTATGATAAGTATGACCCAGCAATTATACCGCCTTATGGTGAGCCTGTTGTACATGGAGATGGACAAAGCGGCACTGGCTTAATTATAGGTGCAATACATACTACACCAGTAGCAGGTGATGGATTATCACTAGACGGTGGATTAGTAGATGGTGCAGCGCAGACAGGTACAAGTTTAGACGTAGACGGTTTAGATGTAGCACCATCAGCTGATGACACATTTACCATTGCAGGTGACACAACAGTATACACAGTCAGTGCAGCAACGGCTCTTGTAGGTACGGCATCTACACTGACTATAACACCAGCTATTACAGTAGCACCTGCAGATAACGCAGTTCTTTCGTTTAGATATACTATAGCATCTGGTGGCGTATCTTTTGATGCTACAAATAATAGAGCAACACTTACGCTAGATCAGACAATGGTGGTTAACCCATCAAACGCAGACGTAGTTACCTTTGTAAGCAGCATATCTGATTATAATGCAATTGGTGTAGCAAGCTGGGAAGACCAAGCAATTGTAGCTAAAAATGCAGATGTGTTTAAGACATCAGGCAGCGGCTTTACAAAAATAAACGTATACGACTATGGCGCACCACTTGTAAACGGAGCAAGTCAAACAGGAAGCAGCTTAGTTGTAGATGGCATTACAGGTATACCACAAGCAGGTGATGTATTTAAGATTGCAGGGATTGACCTTGTATATACAGTAACTGCAGATGCAACTGTAACAAGTGGGGCAGCAACGTTAGCAATTAATCCAGCACTTGCAAGTAGCCCAGCAGATAATGCTGTAATTACATTTATTTCTCTCAACAGAGAAGGCGCATCTAAAGTAAGATTTGTTAAATATAATTTTAGTGGCACTGAAAAAATAGCAATTGTAGATGGTGCTAATCCACCTGCGCTATACGATAACAATGACTTTATAGTATTAAATAGCGCACCTGCAGATGTAGTAAGTGCTACACACGTAGTAGAACACAAGAAGTCGTTGTTTTTTGGTAAGGGTACTACATTAGCTTTTACAGCACCATACGCCGATGACAGTTTTGATGTAGCTGCTGGTTCAGGTTCTATTAACGTAGGCGGCACAATAACAGGACTGGTTGTTTTTCGTAATCAGCTGATTATCTTTACAGAGAAAAACATTCAACAGTTACTTGGTAATACACTTGCAGACTTTAATCTGCAGCCAATCACAAGAGATATAGGTTGCCTTGAAGGCGACACAATACAAGAGATTGGCGGGGATGTAATGTTCCTTGCACCAGATGGGTTAAGACTTGTAAGTGCAACAGAACGAATTGGCGACTTTGGACTTGCTTCAGTATCTAAAGTTATTCAGCCAAACATGACTAAGTTTATTGCAGCAAACACAAACTTTACTAGTTGTGTAATTCGTGAAAAGTCACAATACAGAATACTAGGCTTTAACACTAACATTACACAAGAAAATGCTCAAGGCATTATTGCTACACAGTTTGCTGAACAAGGCGGTGCTGGTACAGGATTTGCAGAAACACGTGGTATACGTGCTTATGTAGCAGACAGTAATTACAATGAAGCCGTAGAGGTTGTACTGTTTGCAAATGATGATGGTTATCTGTATCAGATGGAAGCAGGTAATAGTTTTGACGGACTTAATATCCAAACTACATTTGCTACACCGCATTTGCCAATTCAAGACCCACGAGTACGCAAGACATTTTACAAATTATTTCTTTACACAGACCCACAAGGTAGTGTAAACTTTGATGTAAGTCTTAAACTAGATTTTGATACACAAGGAACTATTCAGCCTGCTCCAATTTCATTTGCAAACACATCTGGTGTTGTAGGCTTTTACGGAGTAGGCACATTTGGAACTACAAGCTATGGAACAAAACTGTTAAAGTTATTTGAAACACAGATTATAGGTTCAGGATTTGCCGTTTCATTTCAGTTTGAATCAGACGGCACAGACCCACCATTCTCACTTGATGCATTGACGGTTGAGTATGGTATTCACGACAGAAGGTAGAGGACACTATGGGTACAGGTTACACAAGAGCAGACGTATCTAATAATATAGCTGATGGCAACATCATCAATGCGTCTGACATTGACAATGAATACGATGCCATTGAAGCGGCATTTAACTCGTCCACAGGTCATACGCACGATGGTACTTCAGCAGAAGGTGGAGCAATCACAGTTGTTGGTCCAGTACAAGACCTTGTTGTAAGTGCCACTGAAGTTAAACCAAAGACAACAAATACACTTGACTTGGGTACATCAGCTTTGCTCTACAAAGATGCGTACCTACAAGGCAATATGTATTTCCGTGATACTGCACTTAAAATTGTATCAAGCGCAGATGGTCAACTTGATATTGATGCTGATGTTGAACTGGAACTTGTAGCCCCCACAGTTGACATTGATGCCTCTACTGCTCTGACTGTTGACACTGCCTCTACCACATTTACCTCTACACTATTTAATGTTACAGGCTCTGCTAATATCACAGGTGACCTTGATGTAGACAATATTAACATTGATGGTAACACAATTATCAGTACAGACACTAACGGTGCTATTAACATTACACCTAATGGAACTGGTGCAGTTAATATTACAGCAACAACAAATATCACAGGTGACCTAGACGTTGACAATATCAACATCAATGGCAACACCATCATCAGCACAGACACCAATGGCAACATTGCCCTGACACCTAATGGAACAGGCGAAGTGGACATCAGCAAGGTGGACATTGCTTCTGGTGAAATAGATGGAACAACCATCGGTGCGAACAGTGCTGCCGCAATTACAGGTACTACAATTACTGGTACATCCTTTGTGTCATCAGGTGATATGACCTTCGGCGACAGTGACAAGGCTGTCTTTGGTGCTGGGGCTGACCTTGAAATCAGCCACAACGGTATAGAGAATGTAATCGACAGTAACGCAGGCACATTGGTTTTACGTTCAGCCGGTGCTGGAACTATTGAATTGCGTGACCAAGGCAGTCAAGTTTTGGCGCAGTTTAACGATAATGCTGATGCAAAACTTTATTATAACAATAATCTCAAAATAGCCACCACCGCCACTGGCTGTGATGTAACTGGCACAGTGACGGCTGATGGGCTAACCGTATCGGGTGACGCTGTATTTACCCCTGACAATGACGGTGTGCGTATCACTGGTGCGAACTACGCAACTTTGCGTTTAGAAGAAAATGACACGACAGATTTAAACACAACAATGTTTAACTCTGGTGGCAAGTTTTCAATTTTTACTAGTAGCGATGACAGAGCATCTGGGACAGAGCGAGTAACTCTTGACCATTCAACTGGCTCCGTTGGCATTGGTACTACTTCGCCTGCACGAGATTTGCACATAAATGGGACAGCAGCTAACGCAAAAGCTTTTGTTCGTTTTACGCATGACGGTTTAGCTTCAACTGGTCTTGATGTTGGTTATTCAAGCGGTGGTTTTGCTTCTATTTACAATGCCGAAAACACTGCAATGGCGTTCAGCACAAATGCCACAGAGCGTATGCGCATCGACAACAGCGGCAACGTGGGCATTGGCACGACTTCGCCATCCACTGATATTACAAAGTTTGGTGGTTCTGCTAAAGGTCTTAGCGTTGCGGCGGGACAACCCGCAATTGCCGTTAGAGCAACTGCAAATGCTCAATATGTAGGATATTTTGGTCAAGTATCTACAAATACATATTTAGGGGCAATTGGTGGTGGCTCGCTTATTATACAAACAGGCACATCTGGCACAGAACGCCTCCGCATCGACAGCAGCGGCGACTTAATAAAAAATGGTGGAGTAATTAAAGGGGAGAGGGGTACAGCAGCCGCACCAGCTTATACCTTTAGTGATGATACAGATACGGGGATGTTTAACATCTCTAACGCTGATTTAGGTTTTTCTGTGGGCGGCTCCGAAGCTATGCGCATCAACAGCAGCGGCTTCGTGGGCATTGGGACGACTTCGCCTTCACGACTGTTGTCACTGAACTCAAGTAACGCATCTATTGATTTTAGCAATGGCACTTGGACAAACGAGATTATCAACAGTGCTGGGCAAATGGAGTTTCGTGCTGACCACACTAATGCGGCGGCTTCATCTGTGATGACCTTTAGTGTCGATGGCGATGAAGCAGTGCGAATAGACAGCAGCGGCAACGTGGGCATTGGTGCGACTTCACCTAGTTCAACTTATAGAGCGAGTATTCATGGCGATGGTTCAAGTATTATTGGCGGTATAGAATTTAGAAATGCTGCTGCTGGTGGTAGTACCTTTACTATAGGTCACTCAGGTACAGGTTCACCTTCTGCTACTCTAAATGTCGTTAGTTCTGCTAACATGATTTTTAAAACTGACGACACAGAACGTATGCGCATCGACAGCAACGGCAAATTATGCGTTGGTACAACGTCAGCCGTTACTTCGGCAATGCTTACTATTCAGCCAGCCGATACAAACAGAATTATAAATACTAGGAATTTTAACACTACTACACAATTTCATCACGTTTTTCAAAACTCAGCTGGAAGTACAGTAGGTTCAATACAATGTAATAATGCAGCAACCGCCTATAACACCTCATCCGACTACCGCCTAAAGACCGCAGTCAACTACGATTGGGATGCCACCAGCCGCCTCAAGCAACTAAAGCCAGCTAGGTTTGAGTGGATTATTGATGGCGATGATGCTGTGCCTGTCGATGGCTTTCTTGCACACGAGGTACAGGACGTTGTTCCAGAGGCTATCAGCGGCACTAAAGACGGTATGATGGATGAGGAATACGAGGTCACACCAGCCGTTGAAGCAACCTATGATGACGATGGCAACATCCTAACAGAAGCCGTACCAGCAGTTATGGGTACACGGTCTGTTCCTGATTATCAGGGTATTGACCAGTCCAAACTTGTGCCGTTGCTGGTTAAGACTATACAAGAACTTGAGGCTCGTATAGCCGCACTAGAAGCCAATTAACAGGAGAAACAAATGGCTAACACATACACTTGGGATTTCCCAACATTAGACACAGCCCCTTCTGAAGATGGCTTGTCAGACGTAATCAAAACAATCCACTGGCGCATCACTGCTGTCAGTGACAGTGAAACAGACGCAGATGGCAATGCTATCTCCTCAAGTAGCTATGGCACAGCATCCCCCGAACTAGACCCAGATAACTTCGTAGCATTTGACAGTGTGACAAAGGACTGGTGCAAGGAAAAGGTGCTTGCTTCACTGGGTCAAACAGAAGCTGACTTACAGGCAAATCTGGACACCCAGATTGACAACCTTGCTAATCCACCTATCGTACAAAAAGTACCTGCTGGTTGGTAAGCGATGGAAATGACCAGCTTGATAGACATGTTACTTGGCCTACTTTTGGCTGGAGGTGCGTGGTGGGCCAATGGCATGAGCCAAGAGCAGAAGCGCATCGAAATCTTGTTAAATAAAACAAGAGAAGACTATGCAACTCGCATGGAACTTCGTGATGACATGAGTAAAGTCATGGATGCTTTGCATCGTGTTGAGGATAAGTTGGACAAAGTATTGAGTAGGGATTAAGTGAATGGCAATGTTTAAAGCATTTAAGCCTAGTGGCATGGAGAAGATAGCACGTTCTATGGGCTATCAAGGTAATATGCAAGGGTTTCAAGATTACTTGGCTACTAACCCTGCTCAACAGCAACAGATGGAGTTGTACACCAACAAAGCTATGCAGATGGCTAAAGGTGGGTATGCAAAAAATAAAAAAGTAAAGTACTTTAAAGATGGCGGCGATGTAACTGATGCAGCAAAGCATTATTTTGTGCAAAGTCCAAGAGAACCTGACGAGATGACAAAAATACTTGTTGGCTCTAGGCAAGACACTGCTGAAGCTAGAAGTAGAACAGGGTACAGTGAAGAAACTGCCCTTGCTTTTAGCCAGTTAAAACCTTACGAAGTTCGTGTAGCTGAATATGAGGCACAGAAAAAACAAGAGCAAGAAGATTTACTTGCCCAACAACAAAAAGACTATGATGCTGCTATGCAACGTAGAAAGGAAGAAGAAGAGCGTCAAAAACAAATAAACGATCCATCTAAAATGGTTGCAAAAGGTATTTATAAAGAAAACCCTAGACCTGATATTATAAGAATGAACCCCGCTGTAGAAGCACCAGATGGTTTTCAGTATGCTTATAATGAAACTGGTGAGCGTATCACTGTGCCTATTGATTTTGGCGGTTGGACTAGTATTTCGGATTCAAATCGACAGCAACAAACACCTGCTATAACACCTGAACAACAACAACAATACTCACAACAAGTTGCTGCTCAGATGCAAAATAGGATGGATGGTAGGTACGTGCCTGATGGGCCGCAAAATCTAATCGTTGGCAACCCTCCCGCAATAATTCCAAATGACCCGCTTAATCCAGAGTTGGACGGTAGGTACGTGCCTGATGGGCGGCAAAATCTCATCGTTGGCCACCTGCCCGCAACAATTCCAAATGACCCGCTTAATCCAGAGCCTGCTACATACAAACCATCACTGCCACCTATTTATCAAGCACCCTACTTATCAGGTACACAGTTTACACCTACTGGTCAGTACGTACAAGACCCTAATACTGGGCAGCCTGTAGCACAAGCATATACGCCCCTTAATCAAGGCTATGGTGCTGCAGCATCTAACTTTTATCAGCAAGTACAGGGTGGTTATGGTACACCTTATGAAATACAGAACACTACATTAACACAGAATAAAGGTGGCTATGTTGAACCACAGAAGTTTGCTGTAGGTGGTACTGTTACAAATCCATCAGGTACACAAGCTGGTACACCTGTATACACAGGCGCAAGTCCAACAGAATATGCCACAACACCCGCAACTTATTATCAAGTTGGAGATGACATCCCGGAAGGTAAAAAAGCTGGCGATGAAAAAACACCAGAAGTAAAAAATGCTGTTCCGGGTGTAGCACAGTTTGGTGTAGAGCAAATGTATAACCCTGCTCTTCCTGTTGGTGGTGTTACTATTGCCGCACAAACACAAACAGACCCAAGACAGGATATTGCTACAGGTACAGGTGAATTAACAGGTCAGGTATCAGTTCCTACAGCTACAGCTACTACTGCGCAGGCACAAGGAATAACACCTACAGATGCTAACGTGATGCAGGCTGCACAAGCTGCACCGGGTGTAGACAGCGCAATGAACGCTACACAAGCTGCACAGGCTAATCCTCAAGACCCTCGTGCGCAGATTACTGCAGCACAACAAACTGCCTCATCAGTGGGTAATTTACAGGCTGCACAAGGTAATGCTTCACTTATTAACAATCCTGTACAACGTCAGATACAATCAGGTGAGTTGATATCAGGTGTAGCTGACGCACAGGTAGCTTCACAGTTTACTGAGCAAATTCAAGCTGCACAAGCTACGCCTTCACAGCAAGCTACTGTACAGGGGCAACTGAGCAACCTGATGCAACAGTTTCAAGGTGGTAACACACCAGCTTGGGCTGCAGGTGCTATGCGGAGTGTTACTTCCGCTATGGCAGCTAGGGGTTTAAGTGCATCTAGTCTTGCAGGACAGGCAATGGTGCAGGCTGCTATGGAAAGTGCATTGCCTATTGCACAGGCCGATGCTCAAACACAAGCACAGTTTGAAGGTCAGAACTTATCTAACAGACAGCAACGTGCTATGCTTGCTGCACAACAACGTGCGCAGTTTATGGGTCAGGAGTTTGACCAAGCGTTCCAGTCACGTGTACAAAACTCTGCACGTATTGGTGACATAGCTAACATGAACTTCACTGCGGAACAGCAGGTACAGCTAGAGAACTCACGTGCAGTAAATACAATGAACCTGAACAATCTGTCTAACAGACAGGCAATGGTCATGGCTGAAGCTGCTGCACTGACACAGCTAGATACAGCTAATCTAAGTAATCGCCAACAGTCTGCAGTGCAGAACGCACAAAACTTTTTGTCTGTTGACATGGCTAACTTGTCTAACATTCAGCAGACCGAACTGTTTAAAGCACAGCAGCGTGTACAGTCTTTGTTTACAGATCAAGCTGCTACTAATGCTGCTGCCCAGTTTAATGCAACCAGTCAAAATCAGGTTGACCAATTCTTTGCGAGTTTAGGTTCACAAGTATCGCAATTTAATGCCACACAGCAAAATGCACAAGCACAGTTTAATGCAGGTCAAACTAATACCGTTAATCGTTTTAATGCTGAACTGAATAATCAACGTGATCAGTTTAATGCACAGAACCAGCTTGTGATTGCACAGTCAAATGCACAATGGCGTAGGCAGATTGCTACTGCAGATACTGCAGCAGTTAATCGTGCTAATGAATTAAATGCTAATGCTGTTCTTGATATTAGTAAAACTGCTTACGATAATCTTTGGCAGTACTATGCTGATAGCATGGAATGGGCATGGGAATCTTCTGATAATGAATTAGATCGACAAATTCAATTATCTGTAGCAAAATTACAAGCAGACAGTAATGCTAATCTGGAAAACATTAGAAAAGATTATGAATCAAGTAAATCACTTGGTTCGTTTGTGACAGATGTTCTTAGTCTTGGTGTTAAAACGGGCTGGTCATTCGGTTTTTAAAGGTTTATTTGGATAATGGATACAAATTTAATTAAAAACGCGATACGAAATGTAAAAACAAGTATTGCTATGGAAGAAAAAAATAAGATTCCTGCTTTGCCTACAAAAACAGGCTTGCTTTCTCGTGGTAAAAATGATAAAATGTCAGATGTACCACAAGAACATGATTCTGTTCGTTTTGCTAAAATGATTAGAGGTAAGTTTAATAATGCTTGAACGTGATGAAAATCCTATAGTAGATGCACCTATTCCGGGTCAGTCTTTAACTGCACCATTAGGTGACAGACCTTGGCAAAGGCCACCTCGTTTTTCAAAACCTGCTGAAGCACTTACGTTTTACATTGAACGTATTACAGATCCTCGTGCTGCAAATCAAATGTTTGACATACTTGAAATGGGCGTTCCCATAGCCTCTCTTGTAGACACAATGCAGCTAGGTGGCGTAATGGAAGGTTTGCATAGTGTAGATGTAGGTGTTATTATTTCACCTGCTATTACCGAAGCAATTGAAGGAATGGCAAAGCAAGCTGAAGTCGAGTATACAGTATTTGGTAAAGACCCTAATGAAGATGTACCTAACGATAGTCAGATTTCTTTGGCAATGAGGTCTTTAGCTAAAGAAAAAGTAGAAGATTTTAACGTGGAAGATGTAGTACCAAAAGATACAGAAATAGAAACACAAGAACCAAAGGGCTTGATGGCAAGGAGAAATTCAAATGGCATTTAGTGTTCAGGGATTTTCAGCAGGCGTAGCAGAACGTGGTTCTGAATTAATACAAAAAGAGATTAAACAGGCAGAAGATTTAGTAGATAACTCTATCAAAATGTGGACTGAGATGGGTCTGCCTGTGTTTCGTGCTAGAAAAAAACAACGCCGTGAGTTAGAGCAAGTTGCTGACTTTTTATCTGGTAAAGGTTTTACTAACGATCAAATATACGAAACAATGCGGCAAGGAAAACATCAGGCTGTAGTAGAACACGTTACAGCAATGGAAAAAGCGCAACAACCTTACAGTGCTGCTGATATAGTTACTTTTGCAGATGCTAATTATAAAGATACTGGTATGACTATGGACCAAGTACTGGATGGTGTAATGGGCAAAGTTTCAGCGGGAATGAGCCTTACAGATGCAATTGCAGACTCCACAGGTAAGGACATTGGCGGTATTCAAAATGCTATAATGAAAAGACGTGCCGGAGCAGTTAAGACAGCTTTCGGTATTGATCCAACTGAGTTTAGGTCTTTGGCAAGAGAAGACTTTGAATATGCTGATAAACTAGGTGGTACAATTACACTTAAAGACCCTGTTGCAGCGGCTAAAGCAGCTAAAGCGATGGAAGGCAAAACAACGGGTATGACTAGCGTAGAAACAACTAGAGACGCTATGTTTGATTTTGGTGCTGATTTAGTTGGCGGTAAAGAGCAAGTAACGTCTTCTGGTATTATATATTCTTTTGAACAGCCGGGAAGACGGGTAGAACTAAATCAAAAAATAGCCAGTTTAGTTTCGGCTAAAGAAAAAGAAGTTGGTAGAAGTACATTTAATGCTGCAGACAGAACTGACATTCAAACTAAATTATATGATTGGGCAGTGGCTAATGAGTACTACACACCACCTGCACAACAGGCAGAAGCCGAAGTTACTGCCGCAGCTAGTGCTTTAGACACTATTAAAGCTGGCATGAGAACTAATACATCATGGTTAGAAAGAGGAGCAGAACGACAAGAACTTGTTCAAAAGTTAGCTACTGCGTTAGTTGAAGCAGGTCTTGCTACAGATGACACTGCATTATCGGAAGCATTTACTATTGTATTCGCTACAGAAAAAGAAATTAAAGAAGCGCAAGCAGCAGCGGCTGCAGCAAACACAGGGAGTAACCAAGGTTCAAATTCTGACTTTGAAGGGGGAGCGTAATTGTGTTTCGCGAATATAACAAAAAAGATGAACTGACTAAAGAAGAACTTTTAGCAGACAAAGATTTTATAAATGATGCGTCTGCGTTTTTAAATGAGCGTGGAGGTATCAAAAAATCTATGTCTCCAGAAGAAACATACGATGCTTTTATGGAGCATATGCGTTTTCATAATGTAAATGAAGTAACTACTATTCGTGATCTTGAGTACGCACAAAATGCTAACTTAGAAGGTAAGTTACGTTTTGGTAACTTAATTGATGCATATGATAAACTAGACGGTGAAGTGTCTTTGACTTCTGCACTTGATTATGCAGAGGGCATTGCTACTGCACCGTCTACTTATTTGGGGCTTATTTCTGCAGGAACAGGTAAAGCTGCAGCAGTAGCTGGAACACAAGCTGCTAAGATTGGTGTTCGTAAAATATTAAGCGAGGCACTTAAAGGCTCTGCTAAAGCAGCAGCCGTAGAAGGTTCTATTGGTTTTGGTCAGGGTTTAGCACAAGAAGGTGTGCGTGTCGAAACAGGTATGATGCCAGAAATGACAGGCGATTTGGCTATGCAAACAGGATTGCTTTCTGCCGCTGGTGCTGGGATTATTAACTTTCCTGTAGCAGCTATGCAAAGTAAACGTGCTAGTCGTGCTAATGAGTTATACGAATCAGCACAATTAAATCAAGCAAAGAAAGCTACACAAGCATCTGAAAAGTCTAAAGAAGTTTTAAAGGCTGCACCCAAAGCTGAAGCAAATAAAATTAAAGCTGAACTCAAAGCCCTTGATGCTGATAAGGTCAAAAAGGGTAGGCAAATAAAACAACAATCTTCTACATCCGAAACACTAGAGGCAAGCATACCACCTGAGACAATTGAGAACATTGCCGCTGCAGGTCTTCGTGTACGAGAATTGTTGAAGATGAAAAAAGGTGAGCGTATTACCAGTGTCATGCAGCGTATGTTATCTGATAATAAACTACCAGATGCAGACATACAAAAAATACTAGATGAACATAATCTTACATATGATGAATTTTCTCTTATGTATCTAGCTGAAGTATCTGATGCTGGTAGGGTGCTTGGCGCACAAGGTAGACTGTCACGGGCACTAACACCACAAGCCAGAAGAGCCAAGAAAAATCAAGTAGATGATATGATGGACTCCCTTGATAAACTTAATAAGGGTGGTAAATCTTCTATTGATTCTACTACAGCTAAACAGTTAGCTGAAAACAGAAGTGAGATAGGTGGATTTTTTAAAGACCTTGATCGCGCTAGACTTGGTATTATGACATCTCAGCCAGCTACGACAATGCGTAATAATCTTAACGCTGGTTTTCGTATAGCTGTAGATATGTCAACCAGAGCATTTGACAATGCGCTTAATCTGCGTAATCCTTTTGATGGCACACTCGACATTGTTAACTATACACTAAACCCATACGAAGCGCAGGTAATCAAGAAAATGTTTACTGAATCGTTTCCTGTTGAGGCAGGTAGATTGTTCCGTGAAGCTGCAGACCTAGAAGCACGTTCAGGTTCAGAGGGTGCGTTAGCTACGCTAGGCCGTAAAGTAAACGTACTTAATACTATGTCAGACAATCTGTGGAAAAAAAGTGTTCTGTCAGCTTCTTTAAAACGCCGAATATCTGATGCTGGCGTTGAGATGACAGAGGAATCTAGAAATATTTTATTGCGTAATAAGTTGCTACGCCAAATGGACGAAGCCTCTGCAGATCAGGTATTAAAAACTGCAAAAGGCGATGACCTACAAAAACTGTATGGTGAATATGGGCTACTCAAAAAGAATATGGACTTGTATGATTTTATTGAGACAGGCCAGCTAAAAAAACTTCCGCAAGATATTCTTAAAGATTCAATTGAAGATGCTTATAGTTTTGTTTACCAAACAAGCATGAAGGGTGATAACTTTTTTGGTAAAATAGCTAAAGGTACAATTAAAGCACATCAAGACTTCCCCATGATTGTGTCAGCATTTATGCCTTTTCCTCGTTACATAGCAAATCAAATGAAGTTTGTCTACGAACACGCACCACTTATTGGTCTTATGCCTCTGGATAGACTAGGCTCAAAGGCACCTGCTCGTACATTTAAAGAGTATATGCAGGAAAAGCTACCTAAACAAATGACAGGTGCTTTGATGATGACCACTGCCTATAATTGGAGAGCAAAGCAGGGTGATACAGAATACTGGTATGAGTTTAAAGACAACAACGGCAATGTTATTGATGGACGTGCAGTGTATGGTCCATTTGCACCGTTTATGCTTGCTGCTGATTTGATATATCGCCATCAACGTGGTACTATGCCTACATCAATTAGTTCTTATGCTAGAGATACATTGCAAGCATTACTAGGTTCTACTTTCCGGGCAGGTTTAGGTCTTTACACGCTAGATAAACTGTATACAGATATAGAGAGTGGAGCAGGTCAAAAAGTGATAGCTGAAACATTAGCTAATGTTATCAATACCTTTACCATACCTGCATCTGCTGCACGTGATCTATACGCACAGTTTGATAAGGATGCAAGGGGAATACCTGAAACTCGTACAGGCTCTATGAACTTTTATGATATACTCTATCAACGTGCTACACGCTCATTGCCTAAAAACTTTGCATCAGACGCAGAAGAAGATGGCTTCTTAGGCTTTGGGGATGCGGCAGAACGTGCAACGTCACCTTTCCAGACAGGTGAGTTAATGCAGATTAACCCTCTTGAAAAACAGATATTTGGTTTCAGTAAGCGTCCTGCAAAGAACTCCTTGCAGAATGAAATGGGCAGACTAAATATGCAGCCTTATGACTTGTATAAACGTGATCCAAATGAAAAACGTGATTTGTATATAAGGCAAGAACTGTCAAAAGAAGATGGGCCGCTTAACTTAAACGATAGAATGTCTCGCATTATTGCAAGTGATGCATACCAGCGATTTGGTGACGATGCAGATGGGCTTAGTATTAAACGAGATGTATTCGATACTGAAGTTAAACGCATCATCCAAGAAGCACGAAATATAGCAGACGCAAAAATAGAAAAAGATGCGTTTGACGTAAATGCAAAGTATACAGAGTCAGATCAAGTTGCGTGGATGCGCATGAATAAGCTACTTAAAGGGCGTATTGATGCTGAATATCGCAAGGTCTTTGGTGGCGAATCTGTATCAGCAGATAGAGATAAGACAGTAACAATAGACAACAAAGAAATTAATGTATTGAGATGGGCATTGTCTCGCGCATCACAAGTAAGAGGTAAAGGTGGTGGGTTGTAATGAAACGCGGTGAATTGCAATTAGCAAATAGTCTAGCTAACTCTGACATAGACGATGATTTTGTGTCACCTGATGACATGGTTGATCCGGGAACAGATTTTAACTATATGTCACGCAAGGAAACACCTGCACAAGCTGCGCTGCGTAAGGCTGAAGCGGGTAAGTTAGCTGGTGAACTGGGTAGCATGACTGCGGATATGACACCATTCGTAGGTGGGGCTAAAGCTGCCACTGAATTGCCTGATGATTTGTCGTATGCCAAAGCACTTGTAGCAGAAGGCTACGATGAATCTGACATAAAGAAGATGGGGCTTGGTGGTGCTTACACTGCTCTGTCTATACTTGGTCTATTACCCGGTGTAAAGATTGGTACTGATGTAGTCAAGGCTGGTATCAAGTCTTCTGTAAAGGACAGTGTTAAGCCCTCTGTAAAAGATCAGATGGAGAACTTGATTACACCTAAACGTGCGGAGCAGCTAGAGGTTGCAAAGTCACTACCTGCAGATGAACGTAGACGCTACCTAAAAGAAGTTAATAGACCTACGCCTAAAGTATTTCACGGCGCAAGAAACATAAGTACTAAGGCAGATGATCCTTCCTCAAAGATGCAAATGGAAGAGTTTCAGTATAAATATATAAACAACACAAAGGTAACTGCAACAAACAACGAATTAACTTTTAAAGATGTTTTTGGTGATAAAGAAGAAGTATCCTTAGAATCTATATTACGTAATGACAACAATTTTTTAGCAGTAGTTCCTGAAAACGTAGCGGGATATGCGGAAGATGTGCTACCCGCTATAGAACCATATGCATCGGATATTCGTTTTAGACCAAGAATTGTGGATACTAAATCTGCCACTAACGATGCTGGCTTTAATGTAGAGTACGATAAAAACTTCGTAGACCTTATAGATGATACTAATAGTGTAGTAGGAGAAGTGCCTTTAAGCAACGGTTCCGTGAATAGAGCAGATTTAGAATCTGCATTAGAAAATATAAATAGAGCGACACACAAAGAAGTTGAAAATTTATATCAAGGATCAAAATTTGAAAGTAAAGGTGAGCAGTTAGAAAAAGAAGGCTTTGCTCCTTTTGTTGATGAAGGACCACTCTCCAGTGGAAGTAGGCGCACCAAATTTATGGGAGATGCATCTGGTTTTGGAAGCGGTCGAACTGGTCAGCATATGGAACTTAAAGGTATAAAAGCCTTGTCTACCTCGCGTGATCCTCTTGTGTCAATGAAAGATCAATTTGGAAATCGAGTACTTTCAAATTTAGTTTACGCTGACTTACCTAAAGCTGAACAAAGGAACCTATCACCCAAAGAATACAGATTGCTAACAAGAAGATCGCGCACTGATGCAGAAGCAGATGCACTAAGAGATGAAATACTTGAAGGTGAAGGGATACCTTTATCTTTTCCTAAAAGCGCACACGATGAAGCAGAGGTAGCACTGACAAGACCTCAAGAACTTGATGTAAAAAGATTATCTAGGGATGACAAAAGACTAAACCCCAGCGAGAATCTTGAAAAACTACCCACTAAAGGCACGGGTAAACTACCTCTTGCTGAACGAGTAGCCGAAGGTCAAAGGCTTGTAAACAGACTGTTCTCTCAAGCTGAAAAGTTATATAAAATTAATCGACACGAGTACCGTAGTGATGCTACGTTTACTCAAGACTATTACAGCACCCTTAGAAATATGTTTAAGGATGCTCAATCTCTAGGTAAGTACACTGAACAATACGGTGCTAGAGGTACATACGATTCATTTTTAGAGACGGTTGCACAAAATTCTAGCTTCAAGGAATCACTTAGTAGAGCAGTACAACGTATGCCAGATGGTGAAAAGAAAAGAAACATGCAGGTGTTACATGAAGTTTTAGATACTATGGCATTTGCACCACAGTCTGCAACAAAAAGAGCAAGAAAAGCAACTAAAGGAATGAGTGACAAAGACCTGAACAAGCTTCTATTTGACAGACCTACTATTAAAGGCACTCGCCAGCCAGCCTTAACTATAAAGGAATCACTAGAAGATTTAGGGTACAATGACTATAAGCGTATGGCATTTCTTATCACGCAGAAACTAAACCGTGGTGGTCTAATGGCAAAAAAATAAGGGGGTAGTTAACCCCCCTCACTTTTATCGGTTATCCCCACTACCACCTAGCTTACCTCTAGCCTGTCTATCTGCAAGCTTTTCTATATTGTCTTCCATTACCTTGCCTAGATTAACACCTAGTTCTCGTGACAGTACGGCGATATACCAACACACATCTCCTAGTTCCTTTGTAATCTCTGCACGTTTAGCAGGGTTATCGCCATCACGTATCAGCTTCTTAGCCTTGTTAGCAATCTCACCTGCCTCACCCGCCAGTCCTAACGTCAAGTACGCTAGGGCTGTTTCTTTTGGAAAGATAGCTGTGCTACATGCTTTGTTTTGGTAGTCTGCTGCTGTAATGCTACTCATCTGTTTCTCCTTCATCCATTGTTTAACTTCCTGCTCTAGCTTTTTCATTCCGTTGTACCTTCTGTAGATTCACATGATAGGCAGTGTTCCAACCTCTATGCCACTCCCTTGCTTGCATTGTATTTGAATCGATTGGGCAGGTCAGTCTACCTCTTTTAAATGCTTCCTGTCCCCACTCAAATTGAATCCGTAATGGTGCATCGTACTTGCTTAGTCCATTACGCCGCATCCTGCATCTCCTTAATCTGGTAATTGAAAAGTTTAATAGCGGTTACTCTACTTATTTTAAACCACTCACCTCTACGCTCCTCTGCAAAATGTTCAAAGATTTTGTGCATCTCTTTTTCTTTGGAGTGCCTATCTTCTACAGGCATTGTAGCAACTACTTTGTAGTCACGGAAAGGTGAGGATGTCTGATATCCGTTAAGCCTGTCATCAGATGACACTGCCTTACCTACCTTAACCCAATCTTTCCATGCATCATTAACTATGACATACACTTCTCCTTGATTAACACTCTCAATCTTGTTATGTGACCAAGCATCATCTAGTGATTTGTATCTGCCCGGTTTGTGTAAAGGATGAGATGAAGGAATGTATTTACCATTAACATACATACGATTTTTGTTTTTAGCTGCATGTGTGGACACTCTCTGACGATACCCACTAGGACTATAGTACCACCAATCTCCATCTTCAAATTTTGCATCACTGTGAGTGTAATGCTTTAAATTAACATTTTCCCCGCTATTCTTTAAAAAGTCGAACATGCTTATTCTCCTGAATCAGTTTCACTTTGGGTTTCGTTTACAGAAGCTACCAACATCTTGGTGAAGGCATCCTGCGCTACAACAAGTTGATCTAGGTCAAACCTAGCCTGTGCAGTCTTGCTGTTCAATGAAGCAACATGGTTAACCATAGCTTTCTGGTTATCTTCTAGTTCTTCAAAGTCGTAATCTTTACCATCAATGGTAATCATTCGGTTCTCTTCATTCATTTTCATTCTCCTTTTCTTTCTGTTTAAGTTTCTGCCATTCTTCATAACTAGGATGGCTACGTGGGGGGATGTACTGTACCCAACCATCCCCACGCTTCCACACTAACTTACCACTACGCTGCTGCGATGTCAACTATTTCACACACCCCTGCAGTACAGGCTAACTCACGCCCACCTGAAGTGGTGTCCTCTTTTTCAAAGTCACTCAGCTTAGTCCAGTTAACCTTCTTAGGCATCTTCTTCTTGAACTCAGCGTACTGTTCAGCATCAATGTCCTGATATGGTGCTTGCTGATATGTGTGTTCACTGAATGGTAGGAAGCTGATGCCACTCACTTCATCAAAGTGTTCATACACCCAAGCACCCACGTCCATCCACTCAGATTCCTTGACTGAGATAGTGACTGAAGGTTTGTGTTCGCACCAGTGACGCTGATAAGTGAGCCACAGTTTAAGCTGTTCAATGGCAGTCATTTGGGTACGTGTTACCGCACCTTTAGGTGACTTCATCGGGAAGCTAAACACTGTAGTGCTATCAGGCTTCATTACATCAGGCTCCGCTGGGATACCTTCAGCAACCAAGAACTGTGTCAGTGGGTCTTTGTTATCGCCACGTACTGTACGAATGTAGTACGGATTGTGACGTGCATGAATACCACTGGCTGCATCAGTAAGCTGCGACACAGTACCACTAGGCTTGACACAAGTGACAGCAGTAGACTGTGGTATTTTAAGCTGCTTAGACATAGCTTCGTTAACAATCACTGCCTCTGCACGTAAGATTTCAAGTGCAGTTTCTAGCTTACCACCTGAAGTAGCAGTCAAGGAATTGTCCATGATGCCTGTCAGTGACACGCCCAGCAACCGTTCTTCTTCGGTATTCTTCTGCCAAATCTTACGCAGATACTTGAAGTTAGTTAGTGTCGCTTGGAATGTACCCAAGATTGTAGCCAATCGTACCTTCTCTTTTAGTGTAGCAAGAGTATCTGACTCACGTACTACTACCTCAGACAAGTTACAGAACTGGTATGGACGCAAGATAATTTCACTGCAAGGGTTACAACCGAAATCATGTTCTGTCTCACGTCTACCATTCTTTTCTGCCTGCTTCTTAGCTGACTGCCTGTTGAAGATGCCACGCTCGCCCGACTTGCTGTCATACAAAGACAACCACTCACGCATGAATGTACCCATCTCAGGCTTAGTCTTGTATGCAACAGAGTTATTAGCCAACGCACGTTGACCCTCATTCTCCCACCACTGACCCGACTTGGCATGCGCCATCTGATCATCGTTAAGATTAGACAATGAAATCAATGCACTACGGCGTACACCACCGACAACTACAACCTCACCAATCTTACACATGATGTCGTGACACTCAATTGGATACAGCCTACGTCCAGCAGCACCCTTGAACTTTTGAATACAGAACTCAAACAATTCAATAAGGGGCTGTGGACCTGATGCACGACCGCCAAATGTCTTTAGCCGTGCGCCAGCAGGACGTACTTCGCTGACATCGAACTTAGGTATTTGTCCAGTGTACAGCATAGCAATTAATTCCTTCAGTGACTTAGCCCAACCCGGACGTGAATCACCTACCTTAATTACTGTGTCTGTATTATGGAACTCTTCGCTAACCATCGGTAGCTTCTCAATGCAGTGACGTTCAACGCTGAAGCCAACGCCAGTGCCACACATCAAGATGTACATAGACTCGTCAAAGGCACGAGGGCTATCCACAGGTACGTATGAACAGTTGTATCCACCTACGTGGCAACGGTCTAGTGCTGGCCCAGCAGTCATCAATGCCCTCATAGAAGGCATGATAGACTGGTTGAGTACAGCTTCTTCCAGTTCACCTCTTAGTGTGTCTGGTAGCTTATAGCCATTGTTAGTACGCAAATGGCTAGCCATATAATCAAAGTATCTAGTGACAGTTTCACCCCATGTCTCCCTTCGCTGTTCATCTTCTTTCCATCTTGCATAGCGTGAAAGTGCTATGAAGTTCTGGTAGTCTGTTGGTAATGTGTTGCTAATCATAAGTTGGTTACTCCGTTACTGTTCTAATGTTTTTGATACTGGCACCTTCTATATCATAGAAGTATTCGTTGATGCCATCTTCTAATTCTTCACCTACTCTACCGTCTGCAGGGATAGGGTAGTCATCTTCGTCTACATCAAGGGTAATAAACATTTTAACTCTTATCACTTGCCATCACCTCTTCAATTAACTTGTCCAAGTACCACTTGGCTTTTTGCAAATCCTCTAACGGTTTGTCCTTGTAGTCAAAACGCCATAGGTATTTCATAATGTTACCCTGCAGGTAATATTTAAAACCTGTATCAGTTGCAGCAGAGATAGCGTGTATACATTCAATGCCTGTCTGGTTGTAATGTGGTGGACTATTGACCATATCAACATTACCCCAAGCCTGCTTGCCTGCTTGTTCTGCCTCTTCCATCTTCTTCATAAATGCATCATGTCTCATGCTGAACCTCCTGTCTTTGTATTAAAGGACAAGTGTACTACATTACCATCATAGGTTTTTTCTACACCTGCTTCTTCTTCCTCTAGTTCTACATCAATATCCATCTCCGTGTCAATAACTTTTGTTACATATTCGTGTACAATATTACGTAGTTCTTCCACCTCTTCCATAACAGGTACGGAAGCACACATCATCTTAGCAAAGTGCATGACCTGATAATAATCTTCATCATCCATAGGATTGTCTGGCATTGCCATAATAGATATGTCAACTTCACCTGACCACCTACCGTCATCATCAGCGAATGGCCTGACACGGATAAGGAAATCTTCCTCGTTTACTTCATTAGCTAGTTTCTCCATCATACTCATACTTATCTCCTTTTCACTTTTGTGCCGCCAAACTTAATAAACTTTGGATGCTTGTTCTTGCCCTTCTCCTTTAACCAATCTTCAGGAATGATCCTGTCATAGTATCTGAAGCCGTGCTTTATGCACCAGTCTGCATATGAAGACTTGGCACCCTTGCTTAACTTAGCCCTGCTGTTAGTAAACACAAAGCGTATGTCCAGCTTGGGATGCTGCTTCTTAATGGCGATATGCTTGCGCCTGTCTGCTGCCATGAACCTGCCTTTTGTCTCAATTATGATACCATTGTCGAGTACAAAGTCAGGAGTATAGGTGCGGTAGGCTAGGTCTTCCCATTCAATCTTGATGTTCTCATAGTCGTACTTGACCTTGTGTTCATCAAGGTAAATGGATAGCTTGTGTTCTAGCCCACTGCGATACCCATGTTTTATTGCCATGCGCCGTGATTTATGGAGCAATGACATCTCCGATATAGCTAACGGTAGGCGGGTTCTTAGCTTGTGACATTACAGCAGGACGCTCAGTAAGATCAGTCCAACAGTCAAAACGATAGCTACAGAATTTACATCCGTTATTAAGGACTTTATTACCTGTGGACTTGCCACGAAAAGTTTCAGGCACTGGTTCAAAACATCTTTCAAACTTATTCTCCTCTACTGTTTTTACTGTACCCTCAATCTTAGCAAGTTCTGCGTCCATGTCAAGTCCAGATGCAGGTACATATTTAAAATGTCCATTAGCTTTGTTGACTACCCACCAACCACCGGCACGTTTGCCGGAAGCCTTGGCGTAACCTGCAAGCTGTCCAATGTAACCAAACCCGTCTCCTGCTGCGAGGGTATCATAAGATTCAAACTTGTTTCTGTAAGACCAGTCTGAAGCTGATTTAATATCATCAACTGCATCGTCAATGACAATATCATATGAGCCATTAATACTAGTAGTACCAAGGTTAAGAGTGACTTTTTCAGAATCATTGTATTTTACTCCCGCTTCTTTTAAAAGACCTTTGAACACTGCTTCTACAATGTCTCCGATCATCATGTTCATCATAAAATTAGTCGGCATAGGTAACGCTACCTCTGGCTTATTCTTTTCATACCAGAGTTGGCAAGTGGGGCGACCCACATTAGACATTCGTATTCTGAAATCGCCCCTACTCTTACCACTGCCAAACTGCCTACGCAACGCATCGGCTACATCTGTGGATACCTGTTGAATGGTTTCCTCAGTCATAGCACTATCGCCACGAACCGCATCAGTCATGTACTGATGCAGCGTTAGTTCAGCGGGATGGTTCATTATGCAGCATCCTCTTCATCAATCTCAATGTCAACGATACCATCTACCACATCTACATCGTCATCACTCATGCGTTCAGTCGCTTTTTCCGACCAAGAGTTAAGAATGTAACTGTTGTAGTTATCTACCCAAGAAACGAAGTCAGCAAACAAGTCGTGCTGTTCTTTCATTATGTCCAGCATAGCTGTGGTATCAAGCGAAGCCGAAGGAACGTAGTAAGATGCACCTGTTGGAATCTTACGCTCATCCGATTTTAAGTGGATGATGTGGTTGATTGGAAGAAGTGACATCTTCGCTAACGTGGCAAAGCTTTTACCTAACTCAGCAAATGCATCACGGTTATCAATCTCCCACACAACTGGTGTGTCAGGTACTTCTACTGCATTACCTTTATCGTCAGTTGGATTGACCATCTCGACAGTACCAAGAACCACACGAACACGCTTAATAGATTTAAGCAGTTCTTGCATCTTCTCTGGCAATGCCTTGAAGTCCTTGATGTAACCAGCAGGCTTTCCACAGTTAAAGCCGCCATCGTTATCCTTCAGATCAGACTGAAGTTTAGCATCAGTAGTCATAACACTTTTGATGTAACGGTTAGGACTTTTTCCTGAAGCCTGAACAAAACGCTTGTACATGAAACGCTGTAAGAACGGACGCAGCTTAATCTCTGAAGCGTAGTAAGTCGGGCCATCTGGAATTTCCAGCTTGTATGTGCCTGCTTCTACAACCTCAACATTAACCTTCTTACCGTTGACTTCGGCTGGCCCCATAATTGGGGAATGATGTATGCGTAGACGTGCTAAAGAACCGACAGAAGAACCTGTTTGTTTCTCATTAGCAATGCCCATAGCCTCTGCCATAGCCGCATAGTTGTTTGTATCAATAGTCGTAAGTTGTGACATATATTTCTCCTTTCATAAAAACAATGAGACATAGTTATATCATGCTACGTCTTTAACGTCAAGCCAATTCGGACCTATTTTTGCCTCTAATAATAGAGGAACATTGAACTCCACACCCCATCTTAGGGTTATAAGTTCAAGTAGTTTATTATTAGTATCTTCTATGACACTGATAACCTGATCTTCTTCATCAGGATGTACATCAATAACAATACTGTCGTGAACAGAATTTACTATACATGATTGCATACCCTTTAGCAAGTCATCAATGTGCAATAATGCAATCGGAACAATATCCGCTGTAGCGAATGACTGCACAGGGTAATTTTTAATCTGTGTAAAGTGTGACACACGCCCACTAGCTTTACGCACCACATCGGGGAACGCAAACTCACGACCACTAGGCGTGGTTATTTTTTGTGTTTCTATAGCTTCTTTAGCCAGTCGGGAATGCCAAGCTGCCACCCCTTTGTACTTGCTGTTGAAGTGTTCATAGTACGCTGCTTCCGCTTTTGTTCTGCCGAAGCCTGTCGCACCGTAGAGTGGTGCAAACGTGTGAGCCTTCGCATCTTGGCGAGACGTAGGCTGACCAGCATCGGTAATAACTTTAGCGGTATATGAGTGTACATCAAACCCAGTAGATACTTCCTCAATTGCTACCTCATCTTGTGATAAATAAGCGGCTGCACGGAACTCAAGCTGCGCAAAGTCAGCTTCCATTACCTTACCACCATCGAATCGTGACACGAATACTTTCTTTACAGGGAACGTACCGCCACGTGGCATGTTCTGCATATTAGGATTAGCCCCACTAAAACGACCAGTAGAGGTGCGATGTTGCAATAGACTGACATGCAACTTACCATCTTCTTTAGTATAGTTACGTATGCCCTCAACGAAAGAAGATAGATATGTATCTACTGCACTGAGCCTACGTACCTTGTACAAGAAGTCAACAGCATCGTCCATGCCTCTGGTCTTGGCACCAGCCTCAAGCAGTTCAAGGTTTTGCTTACTAGTGCTAAAACCATTTGCACTCAACCACTTAGATGAAGGCGGCTTGAATTTGAATCCAGCCAATGTGTCAGAAGGTATAAACAAGAAGCCCTCAGTATTACAATCAGGACACCTGCTAGGTTTAGCAAACGGCTCACCATTCTTTTTAGTCTTGCGTATGTAACCTGTACCACTACATGCACCACACTGCTTTGCCACAGTCTTGTATAGACGTTCTGTACCATACGAAACCATGCTGCGAAACTCTGCGTCATCCATGTAGGGGTCAATTTTATTCGCCCAATCAGGTTTATCAATTACCTTTCTACCATAGATAACCCAGCCTAGCTGTTCTGGACTGTTAAGATTAATCGGTGTGTCACCCATTACATTACGGACGTGTGACTGCAGTGCCTTCTCTAACTCATCACGCTCCTGCTCAAACTCAGTACGTACCTCGTCTAGCTTAGATAAGTCAACAGCGAAGCCACGCTGGTAGATACGTGCAAGTGTAACACATACCTGATTAGTAAGGTCAACTGTACCACGCAAGCCGCTATCAGCAGGTGTATTCAAACGATACATCAGCTTGTCTGATAGCTGCTGCGTAGCGTGAAGGTCAGCAGATAGGTATTCACTCAACTCACCATGTGGTATGTCACGTGTGCTGTAGCCCTTTCTAAAATACTCTTTTAGTGTATCCTGTTTCTTAGTCTCCAACTCGTATCGTTCTGCACAAGCCTCAAGAGACAGAGGCTCTTTGTTACCACGCTGCAGTACATATTCAGCAAGCATCGTATCAAAGACAGGGCCATCATAGGTAAAGCCAGACTCCCATAGCCATAGTAAATCGTATGCAGCATTGTGACAAATAAGCACAGTAGCCTGATCAAGCCACTTCTGAAGCAGGTTGTGTCCATGATACGTAGGCTCACGCTCATTGTGGTCAAAGGTAATTAAGTCTTCTTGCCCTTGGTCAGTCAACACACCAACCATAGTCAATGAGTTGGTAGGCTCAAAAGGGTCAAGATGCATCTTACCATCTCTAGTTGTTGTTGTATTCTCTACATCAAGTGTTAATTTCATGCTGTATACCTCGCTGTTCTATACTCAAGTTCACAGTGTACCACACCGTGCCAACCTGACAACTTATTTTTTACCACGTTGAGGTGACGTTGTGTGTCCTCTTCTTCTTGGTTATCTACTGGTGGGTTCTTAGCAATCAGAACCATCAGGTCAGCTTCAGCAGCCTTACCTGTACGTGAGCCTTCCATCATTGACTGGTTCAACAGAACCTTGCCCTCTGCCTCTGCAGATAGCTGAGACATGTAGAAGATAGCACACTCATGCTGCTTGGCAATCTGTCTAGCGTGTACTGCGTTAGCTTTGAGCGATTCATCTTGTCTGGCGAATCCTCCCTTGGCAAACTTGTCACCCATGTCAAGCAGAACAATATCTGGTTTGTAAGACTTACAGATTGACTCTACCCAATTCATATCACGACCTGTAGCATCCTTGATCTTGATGCGGTTCTTTACCGGCTCATACAACTCACGAGCCTTTGCAGGATTGTTCTTGATCTCTTGCATAGTCATGCCTGTGGCAGCAGTCAGATATCTGGCACCCACACGGTGGTAGCCTTCCTCGTTACACAAGACAATACAGTTAGCACCTTGCTGGGCAAAGCCCCCCGGACTTGCGATCAAGCTGGCGTGAAAGGATGTCTTGCCAGTATTAGGCCGCGCACCAATCTCAATCAAGTGACCCGCGTTAACACCCTCAACCTTACGTGTAAGGCTTGAGATGTTGAATGTCCAACGTGCTTCTAGGTCATTGCGTGATAGTAGTGTGTCCATGTCAATATCATCCCATTCAATGTTTAGATCAGGTGTAAAGTCATCACCATACTGTTCTAGTAACATACGCAGCGGCTCAAGGCTAGACTTGTCACCATTAACATAATCAAATCCTAAGTTGGCAATGTCTTCGCCCACTACCTGCTGGAATAGCTTAGACAAGACCTCTTGTGCTACGTCACCACCCATAGGCTGTTCAGCTTTGATCTTATGAAACAAGGCAGAGTACGCCTGCTTCTGTGCGGTGGTCAGTGTAGGATTGTTAGATATAAACAACGCCTCAATCTCATCGGGTGTTACAGTACGCTCGTAACGATCCATAGCTGTATCAATAGCCTGCTTGATCTTACGCACGTCCTTGCTAAACAAACGATCTGGACAACGTGCGCCACGGTGATCTTCGTAGAACTCC